CCTACCAGCTGCACGGCCGACCAGGACGGCGCTGCGCGCGCTGCCGGCGTGTCCGGGCGCGCGAGCGGCGTTACGGGCCGCCGCTGCTGCTGGCGCTGGTCTGAAGGACCGCGCGCGATCGTACGCCCTCCCCTCGTCGTCCCACCAGTTGACACATGGATACAGTATATATATACTATATTCAGTGAGCCCCACGGTTTACACGTTCAATGCGCTCAAGGTCAAGATTCACAGCGACGATCACAATCCGCCGCATGTACACGTCGAGGGCAAGGGATGCGTCGCGCGCTTCGACCTCCGCGACTTGAGCCTCATGAGCAATACGGGGTTCCATCGCTCCGACATCGCCCGTATCCGGCGAGCGCTTCGAACCAGAGTGATCACGCTCATGGAGATCTGGAATGACCTCAACGAGTAAGAAAGGCGTCCGCTACGGCAAGCGTCCGATCCTGTCCGAGACCGACTTTCGCAATCCCAAGATCCGGATTTCGATCATGGTGGACGAGGACGTCATCCGCGTCTTCAAGACCCGCGCACGCGACACGGGCGAAGGCTATCAGACGCTTATGCAACGCGCGTTGCGCCACGCGGCACAGACGCCATCACTCGAGGAACGCATTGCGAAGCTCGAGGAGGCGCTGAAGGCGTCTTGATCGGCGTCGCTCAAGGCGCGAGCGCGAGCACCGCCCACGACAAAGGTCTGAAGGAACACTTCAGGGCCTGTACGCGCACTCGCGCATGTCGTAGCTCTACGCCGTTTTCTTGATCCGCCGTGCGGCCCGGTGGGGACCGCGGAACCGACGGATGGCGCTTTGCAATCGTGCCGGTGCCTCGCTCAAGGGGCGAAGACGCGTCAGCATGTCATTCGACGCCGGCGGGCTGTTCGCGTCAGGGCTTCGTCGTCGCTTGGAAGTAAGCACCGCGGTCGTCTGCAACCGAATGCCTTCGACCCGCTGCAACTGCACGAGCACCGTACAGAGGTTCTGCGCCTGCGGATTGCCCGTGCGACTCAACATGCGCATGAGACTCTTGCTCGGGAGTTTCGTGCGTTGGCTGAGGCCTTCGAAGCCGATCGTCGCATTGATGTAGTTGCGCAGCATGCTTTTGGCTGGTCCGACATCGCCGCCGAGCAAGCAATCCATCGCCTCGCAGAGTAACGCGCGACGAAACTTCGGATCGCGCGAGGCGCGTGCGCGTACGACATCGTCAAAGGACGCGGCGACGATGTCGTGGCCGTCCTTCCCGACCAGCGCGCCGTCTTTGCGAAGTCTCATGCTCCATCCTCCCGACGGGCAGGTCCGCGCGCCCGCTGCTTGTAGTCGTCCCACCGTGTCTGCGCGTCAGCCCATTCCCGGGACCAGGCCTACCAGCTGCACGGCCGACCGGGACGACGCTGCGCGCGCTGCCGGCGTGTCCGGGCGCGCGAACGGCGCTACGGACGGCCCGCGCTCCTGGCGCTGCTCGGCGGGTGACGCGGCCGCTAACGCATCTTTTCCAATTGATGAACCCGCTGGAACGACACGCCCAGGATCTCGCCGGCATCCCGCTGGCCAAGCCGCGCGTCGTGTCGCAGACGTTTCAGCGTGCGCTGTTCGGCCTTCGCGAGGCGCAGCTTCAGGTCGATCAGTTCGGCCTTCATGGCGCGGAGATCCTCGACGTCTTTCTCGCAGTCCTTGGGTAGCCGAATCTCCTCGGCCAGGGTTGCCGCGCGCGCGGCCTTCACGCCGACGCAGACTGCCAACGCGTCACGGACACGCCTGCGCGCCTGCTCAATCGAGCGCCCCTGCGTATGACACCCTGCGACATCAGGCACGTCGACGATCCACCATCCGTCCGGATCGCGTTCGTACACAGTGCGATAGGTTTTCATGGGGGTCTCCTCCTCCGCTGCCATTACCGGGCCCCTCGAAGCCAGCCTTTCCCGAGGCAGGGCTCCAGATCGCGCTCGATCTTCCGCAGCAATCCGGGGCGCAGCGTTTCGCCGGCATGAACCGGCACCGTTGTCAGACAGACGCCGCAACGGACGCGCACGTGCGACGATTCCTGGCGAAGCTCCAGGCAGCCCTTCTCGCGAAGGATGCGGAGCAGTTGCTTTCCGGTCAGTGCGGTTCCCATGTGCGCGTCTAGTGAACTAGACGAGTATCGCACGATCAAGGTTCCGCGTCAAGGTGACTAGACGCGTTTATGTAAATCTTAGGTCGAACGCGCACGCCCCAATCGGGCTGCGCTATCCTTCCATCAGGCCAGAATGGCGCTCGCTCCTCCGCGTCCCTGTTCGCATCCGAAGTGCCCGAACCTCGATTGTCAGGAGCACCAGGTCGACGCGTGGCGCACACACGAGCGACCGGAGGTCACGCGCATCCGCGGCCGCGAGCTGCAGCGCCGACGCGCCCGCCTCTTCGCGCGCGAGCGCTGGTGCCGGACGTGCGCCCAGGACGGACGCCGCACCCTGGCCACCGTCCGCGATCACATCGTGCCGCTCGCCGAGGGCGGAACCGAGGACGAGCAGAACATCCAACCGCTGTGCCTCGACTGCTCTGATCTGAAGACCGAGCGCGAGTCGCGACGTGGCGTGCAGCGATCGCAGATGACGCCGCGCTTCCGCAAGTCGTCGACGCCACGTGACAGCGCCGGTCAGTTCGTTAACCGACGACAGCAGATGACCGAGGACACGCGACGCGACGCGCGACGCGACACACCCGACGATCCGATCACACGCGATGCGATAAACATCGCACGTGTTACAAACCTCACACCGAGACGCGCGCGATGAGGGAGGGGGGCTTCGCAATCGCTGCCAGGGCCGGCGGCCCGGAAACCGCCTGGCAACTGTCGTCGCGCGTCGTCAGCAAAATGGTTCGATTGTTGGAGAATCTGAACTGATGCCAGGGACCTCGAGCTCGGGCGGCCGCGGCCACAATCGCAAGTCGCTGAAGCAGCACACGCTCGCCGGCACCGGCCGCAAGGATCGCGGGACGAAAGGGCCGGCCACGTCGGCCGACGCGGATCCGCCGCCCGGCCGGCCGCCCACGCCGAAGGGCCTGAGCGGGATCGCGCTCGACGAATGGACACGAATGGTCAATCGCCTCGAGGCGTCGAGGATCTTGTCGACCGTCGACGATGCCGCGCTCTACCAGTACTGCTGCCTGTTCGCCGAGACCGAGGGGATTCAGGCGGCGCGCCGCACCAACGCTCGGCTGCTCGCGAAGCTCGAGGCGGCGCTCGATCGCGTGCGGCACGAGGACCAGGTGGCCGCGGTCGCGAGCGCGATCGGGGACCTGCAGCGGGTGGACGCCAAGCACGTCCAGCAGCTGCGGCAAGGGCACATCGCGATCCGCCAGTACCTCGTCGAATTCGGGATGACGCCAGCGGCCCGATCGCGCGTGCGGGCCCACGAGGCGCCGGCGCCCGAGGATCCGTTCGCGGAGTTCGACCTCCCCGCCGACTCGACCCATTGAGATGACGAGGATGCCACCGCGGCACCGGACGAGCCTCAACGTCGTCGACGCCTACGCGTCCGACGTCGTCGAGGGCCGCGTGCCGGCGGGGACGTATCACCGCAAGGCCTGCGAGCGGCATCTGCGCGATCGCGCCCGCGAAGGGACGAAGAGCTTCCCGTACCGCTTCGACATTGAGAAGGCCGAGCGGTACTTCCGGTTCGCCTCCAAGCTGAAGCACTACAAAGGCGAGTGGGCGGGGCAGTTCATCGTGCTCGAGCCGTGGCAGCAGTTCCGCCGTGGCAGTTTCTTCGGGTGGGTCCACATCGACACCGGGCTCCGGCGGTTCCGGACGTCCTACGACGAGGTGCCCAGGAAAAACGGCAAGACGCTCGACCAGGCGATCGCTGCGCTATACATCACGTTCTACGATGGCGAGCCCGGAGCTGAGGGTTACTGTCTTGCCACGACGCGGTTCCAGGCTGGCCTAGTTTTCGGAGACGCCAAGAAATTAGTCCGGTCCTCCGGGCTGAAGGTCCGCCTGAAGGTCCTGACCAAGAACATCCATCGCGTCGACACCGACAGCAAGCTCGAGCCGCTCGGGGCGCACCCGGTCGACGGACTCAATCCCCACTTCATCGGGATCGACGAGCTGCACAAGTGGAAGACCCGCGAACGCCTCGATGTGATGGAGACGGCGACCGGCTCACGCCGGCAGCCGGTCATCGCGCAAATCACGACCGCCGGCGACGACCTCGTCAGCGTGTGCGGCGATCAGCACGACTACGCGTGCAAGATTCTTGACCAGGTCCTCGTCGACGAGACCTTCTTCGCGTTCATCGCCCACGCGGACATTGGGATCGCCGGCGTGCCGGATGACGACTGGACGCTGCCAAGCACAGCAATCAAAGCCAACCCGAATTACGGCGTCTCAATCAAGCCGGCGGACCTCGAGGCGTTGCGCGAGAAGGCGATCCACATGCCGAGCGCGGCCGCTGCGTATCAGCAGGATCGCCTCAACGTGTGGGTCAACACCGATGCGCCCTGGCTGTCGATGGAGGGTTGGAAGCGCGGGCAGAGTGCGTGGTCGGCGGAGGAGCTGCGCGGGGAGACCTGCTTCGGCGCGATCGACCTCGCGAGCAAGATCGACCTGGCCGCGTTCGCGCTGTGCTTCCCGCCGACCGCGACGCGCACGCGCTGGCGGTACCTCGTGCGGTGCTTCACGCCGCTCGATACGCTCGTCGCCCGGGCCCGCCGCGACCGCGCGCCCTATCTGCAGTGGGCGGAGATCCAGATCCCCGGCTCGCCCGTGCCCGCGGCCGAGATGAAGATCCCGGGGACGCCGTGGCCGTACCTCACGACGAACCCCGGCAACCGGATTGATCAGGACGTGATCCGCCAGGCGGTGCTCGATGCGCGCGATGTGTTCGCACTTCAGATCCAGCAGATCGGCGTCGATCCGTGGAACGCGGCGAACATCGAGGATGACCTCGCCGACGACGGGTTCGAGGTCGTCGAGGTCCCGCAAACGATTAAGCACATGAGTCTCCCGACGAAGGACTTCGGGGCGGAGGTGCTCGACGGGCTGGTCGACACCGGTGGCAATCCGCTCATGGCGTGGAAGGCGTCAAATGTCGTCGTCGAGGAGGATGGGCCCGAGAACGTCAAGCCGGTGAAGAAGAAGAGTCGCGGCCGCATCGACGGGATCGTCGCCTCGATCATGAGCCGCAAGCTCGCGGGGATGGATGTGCCGGCGTCCGATGGGCCATTGGTGGTGGCGGCGTAATGAAGCGCAGTCACGTCGGCCGACCGCCGCTCGACGACGAGGACGAGACGACGAAGGCCAGCTTTCGGCTGCCGGCGAAAGAGTTCGATCGCGCGTGTTCGCAGGCGCGGCGCGATCGCGAGTCCCTCTCCGATCTGATGCGCCGTGGGCTCAAGCGTGAGCTCGACGAGGCGGCCAAGGGCGAATAACGTCGGACGTAAATAGGCGGTTCGCCCGCCGACGCCCACACTCGCGCTGGATTGTGGGCTGCCTTCTTCCGCTGGTGCTGCTTCTGGCGACCGCCCTGCCTGTATCGGCGGGTGATCGTCAACTTGTGCGCGGATCCGACCGAAGCGCTGGAGGGCGTCCTCTGGTCGTATCGGGGGCGTTGGCTGACGCTCACGGACGTGTCGGCGCTCAAGGGCGGGGCAACGCCCGAGAAGATCGTCGGCGACGCGGTGTTGCACCGGTCGCAGATCAAGTTCCTGCAGGTGCTCCCGTGATCGTCCGGACCTTCGAGGGCCTGCAGGCGCTGACGACGACGCCCACTGCGCCGAGCGCCTATCCCTCCTCGAGCCTCCCCCTTTACGGCCTGAACCAGACGTACGCCGCAATCTTCGCCAGCCAACCGAATGTGCGTATCTGCGTGGAGTTCCTGGCCCGGAACTACGCGCAGATTCCCATGCACGTGTTCCGCCGGGTGTCGGATACCGATCGCGTGCGGCTCGCCGATCACGACGTCGCCCGCTGGCTCGGCCACCCGAATCCCGCGACGACGGAATATCGGCTGAAGGAATCGCTCATGGGCGACATGGGCGTCTACTTCAAAGCGGCGCTGCTGAAGGTGCGCTACGTCGCCGCCGATCGGCGCAACGGGATCGGCCTGGTGCGCATCCCACCGGAACAGATTCGCGCCGAACCGCAGGGCAAGCTCCTGCCCGAGTACTTCGTCTGGACCGATATCAGCGGCCGCACACGCGAGTTCCCGGCGAGCGAGATCGTCTACTTCAACGGCTACAACCCGCTGAATCCCCTCGAGGGCCTCTCGCCGATGGAAACACTGCGGGGGATCCTCGCCGAGGAAGCCGCCGCCGCCGCGTATCGCGAGCAGTTCTGGCGCCGCGGCGCCCGCCTCCCGGGCGTCGTGACTCGACCCGCGACCGCGAAACGGTACGACAGAACCCAAGCGGCCGACTGGCGGGACCAATGGCGGGCGGCCTACGGCGGCCCCAGCGGGGAGGACACCATCCTCCTCCAGGAGGGCGAGACGTTTCAGCAGACGTCCGCGAACGCGAAGGATTCGGAGTACACGGTCGGCGGAAAGCTCCGCCGCGAAGTCTGCGCCGCGGCGTACCACATTCCGCAGCCGCTGGTCGGCATTCTCGAGCACGCCACCTTCAGCAACATCCGCGAGCAGGACAAGCACCTCTATAAGCACTGCCTGGGCACGTGGTTCGAGATGACCGATCAGGAATTCGAACGGCAGCTGCTGGTGGACAGCGAGGACCAGGAGGGCGTGTATCTCGAGTTCAATCTCGATGCGCAGCTGGCCGGGACGCCGGAGGAACGCGCGAGCTCGATGTCCACCTCGATCGGACGGCCGTGGCGCACGGTCAACGAAGGGCGCGCCCTCGACAACCTGCCGCGCATCGACGACCCCGAATTCGATCGACCGGCGCCACAGCAGGGCGGCCCGTCCGACGCGACTGCGCATCCCGACCGCCCCCCGGAGGGCCCGCCGCCGGCCGCCGACGACGAGGAGGACGACGATGACCTCGAGGCGCGCGTCGCGCCAATCCTCCAGGCCTCCCGGCTTCGGCAGCAGGCGCGGCTCGAGAAGCTCCATCCCTTTGAGCGCGCGGCGGCCTTCTTCGACCAGCAACCACGCTGGATCCAGGAACTGACCGCGGATCTGACACCGATCCTCGGTGCCAAGCCCGCGGCTGCGCGGGCGCGGCGGGAGATCGAGCGCCGGCAGAACGAACTCCTTGCGCTCTGGCTGGAGGCTTCCGCATGACCGGCCGCTACGAACACGTGCTCGGCTTCGCGCTGTCGCATCCCTGGTCGGTCTTGCCCGAGATGCTGCAGATCATCGCCGGCATCCTGGCGCACCGGATCGCCGGCGTGGCGATGGACCAGGCCACGATCGAGGCCGCGCTGGTCAATCGGAAGAACCTCCCGCAGCCGCGCGTCGGCAGCGTCGGCGTGATTTCCGTCTATGGCGTGCTCGCGCCGCGCATGAATCTGCTGAGCGAGATGTCTGGCGGCACGACCTACCAGAAGCTCACGAGCCAGATCCGCGAAGCTGTCGCCGACAAGACGATCCGCACGATCGTGCTCGACGTCGACTCACCCGGCGGCAGCGTCGCGGGGAGCGCCGAGCTCGCGGCCGAAATCATGCGCGCCCGGACGAAGAAACCGATCATCGCGCAAGCGCAGTTCCTGATGGGCTCCTCCGCCTATCAGCTCAGTGCCGCGGCCACCGAGATCGTCGCCGCGCCGTCGGCGCACGTCGGCGGCATCGGGACCTACGCGATCCACAACGATCTGTCGAAGGCGCTTGAGCAGATCGGCGTCAAGCGCACCTTTATCTCCGCGGGCGAAGGCAAAGTCGACGGCAATGAAACCGGGCCGCCGAGCGAGGCATTTCTGGCGCGGGCCGAAGCGCTCATCACCGACGCATTCGATCAGTTCGTCGGGAACGTCGTGAAGGGCCGAGGCCAGGGCATGACGGCCGAGCGCGTGAAGAAAGAGTGGAAGGCCTGGGTCTACACCGCCGACGAAGCGAAGAGCCTCGGGATGATCGATTCCATCGGCACGCTCGACCAGACGCTCGCGCGCTTGCTCACCGAATCCCCGGACGCCGCCGACCGCCAGGCGGCCGAACTCTTGACCGCCCCGATCGCTGCCACCGACCAGGAGCGGCCGCCCGTCGCGGCTGCCACGTCGCAGGAGCGGCTGTCGGAGGTGGCTTGGCAGCACGCGATCGAACGCGAGCTGTTCGCACTCGACTTGTAGAGGACCGACCATGAACGTCACTCAACTCGAAACGAAGCTCCGGGACCTGCAGGCCAAAGCCAAGACGCTGCTCGAAACGCAGATGCGTGCGTGCGAAGACCACGTCGTGACGCCCGCGACCGCCACTACGCCCGAGGTGAAAGGCCGCCTGCGGACGGAGGAGGAAAAGGCCGCGGTGCAGGCGATCCTCGACGAGGCCAAAGGCATCAAGGCGAAGATCGATGCGGCGAAGAACGACAGCAGCATGCTGGCGGAACTCGACCGGCTCACCGAGGGCATGGCCGCCGCGCAGCCGACGCGCCAGGCGCGTGTGCCGGGGCGCGGCGTCATCGTCTCGATGGGGCAGGCCTTCATCGACTCCGAGACCTACGCCTGGATCAAGCAGACCAACGGCACCCGCAACAGCCGGGGCTGGACGAGTCCCTCGTCGGAATTGCCGGGGCTGGAGCTGTACGCGGCGACGTTGACGAGCGATCCGGCGTCGGGCGGCGACCTCATCGTCCCCGATTATCGGCCCGGCATCGTCGAGTACCTGTTTCGGCAGCTCGTCGTCGCGGATCTGCTCGCGCCGGGGACGACCAACAGCAATCTCATCAGCTTCATGCGGGAACTGGCGCCGACCAACGCCGCGGCGCCCGTGGCGGAAGGCGCGCCCAAGCCGGAATCGACGCTCGTATTCGAGGCGGCCACCGCGCCCGTGCGCAAGATCGCGACCTGGCTGCCGGTCACCGATGAAATGCTCGAAGACGTGCCGGCGATGCGGAGCTACATCGACAACCGGCTGCGAATGTTTGTGCAGCTGGTCGAAGACGATCAACTGCTCAACGGCGACGGCATCGCGCCGAACATGCTGGGCCTGCGGAATCAGGTCGGGCTGCAGCCGGACGTCGTGCGCGGCACCGACACCAACGCGGACGCGATCCTGAAGCAGATCACGGCCATCGCCGTCAACGCGTTCATCCAGGTGGACGGCATCACGATGCATCCCACCAACTGGCAGACGATCCAGCTCGCGAAGGACGCCAACGGCCAGTACTACGGCTCGGGGCCCTTTGCGGCGCCGCAGACGCCGCGGCTGTGGGGCCTGCCCGTGGCGGTGACCCTGGCCATGACCGCCGGGGTCGCGTTGCCCGGCGCGTACCGGACCGGCGCGCAGTTCTTCCGCAAAGGCGGCCTGCGGGTCGATGCCTCGAACAGCCACAGCGACTTCTTCGTCAAGAACCTGACGGCTATCAGGGCTGAGGAAAGAGGAGCGTTGGCAGTTTACAGGCCGGGCGGCTTTGGTGAGGTGACGGGGCTCAACTGAGGACCAGCGAAAGCGTGTGATGGGTGCGGCACCGCTCCAGAGCGCGGTGCCGCCCCGTCCAAGGAGGTACACAGCGATGCCTCGATACGACCCGGTGCGAAATCAAATGGTCCGTGGGGACAGCGACGCCGATGTCGCGTATACCGCGAACGGCGCGATCGGGATCCGCGACGGCGTGCACGCCATCGCGAAGACGAGCGCAGCGGCGATGACGCTGGCGCCGCCCACGGCGGCCGATGACGGGATTCGGCTGATCATCACCGCCCGCACGGCGTTCGCGCACACCGTCACGGTGGCGGAAGGGCTGGGCGGCAAGGGCGGGAGCTTCGACGTGATGACCTTCGCCGCAGTCGGCGACACGATCTCGCTGCTCGCGGACAACGGGCACTGGGTGCCGACGGGCGCCCCGTACGGCGTTGTGATCTCGTAATCGCGCCGACGAAGGAGCAGGACACTGGCGAAGACGACTGTCACGCATCCTGGCTTCACGCCGGGCGAATCCAACATGCGCGCCGTGCGGCCGCCTGCCGCACCGGACGGCGAGCCGCCAGCGACTGCGGCGGCGGAGCCCTCCGACGCGCCGGCCCCGCCGGCGGCGCCACACCACCCGGTGGAGTCCGTGGCGCCTCCGAAGGCGACGCCGGTGGAGGCCTCGACGGCCAAGCCGTCGGTCGCGAAGAAGCGCGCGCGCTGACGAAGGGGACACCACCATGGTGGACGGGATTGAACTGCACGACGACGAGCTCGACGACGAGGTCGGCACCGATGGATTTACGGTGAAGCCCGCCGTCCCGCGCCGGGCGGCGCGCGGCCCGCACCGGGAACGGACGCCGCGATGAGTCTGTTCGG